ATCCTTATGCTGGCAATCAATTTATTTCTAATCTAGGGCAACTCTATGGCCCAGCTCGTAAAGGTGATCATCGCATGATGGGTCGCTTAATCTTCAGAGCGTGGGCTAATACTCAGGGCAGAGCCAATGCTTCAGTCTTTAAGGCAATCGAAAACACAACAACAAAGTTCAATCGTAGAACAGCAATGGTAGATGTTAGGAGAGCAGCATGAGTAATGTAGCCATTAATATCGCCGCTGAGTTCATAGGAAAAAAGGCGTTCAAGCAAGCAGAGACATCTACCGATAAACTCTCTAGAAGTGTTAAAAGACTAGCAGGTAGTTTAGGTATTGCCTTTGGAGTTCGTGGCATTGGTCGTTCAATTAAAGCCTTTGCAGAAGATGATAAAGCAGCTCAAGCATTAGGACAGACTCTTAACAACCTTGGCCTTGCTTACGGCAGTAGTGCTGCAACTGTCAATGGATACATTTCTCGTTTAGAGCAACAAACAGGTGTCCTTGATGATGAGCTTCGTCCAGCCATGGATCGCTTTTTGCGAGCCACAATGTCAGTTACTAAATCTCAAGAGTTACTTAACCTTGCCCTAGATATTAGTGCAGGCACAGGCAAGAGCCTCACCCAAGTCTCACAAAGTCTGCAAAAGGGTTACCTAGGGCAGACTCAAGCTTTAGGTCGTTTAGGAGTAGGACTTAGCAAGGCAGAATTAACCAGTTCAAGCTTTGAAGAAATCCAACAAAAACTTTCTGTTCTTTTTGCAGGTCAAGCTTCTGTTGCTGCTGGCACTTATGCAGGCGAAATAGCCAAGCTTCAAGTTGCAGTCAATAACGCTAAAGAAACTATTGGTAAGGGATTTGTTGATGCCCTTAAGAGTGCTTCTGGGTCAAATACTATTGATCCAGTGATTAGTGGCATTGGAAAGATTGCAAATGCCTTTGCTGCTTTAACTCGTGAGACTGGCAAATTTGTCAATATCACTAAATCTTTATTTGATCCAAAGAACTTCTTCTTTTACAATAATCCTGCTAATGCCTTTAAAGGTATGGGTAATATCTCAATAAGTACATCTTCACAGGATACTCAAAAAGCCGATGCAATAGCCGCATCTAAGGCAGCAGCTGCACAAACAAAAGCAACTCAAGCTTTAACTAAAACCACTAAAGAGAACCTTAAATTAGCCAAAGCCAAAGCAATCTTTGACCTTCAAAAGATTCAAATTGAAGCAGCCCTTAAAGGCAAGATTTCAGAGGAAGATAGAATTCGCTTATTACTTCTTCGAGCAATCGCTGAGGAAAATATGGCTGACATTGAGAAATACACCAAGATGCTAGATGAGGTTCAGGGCAAGGTAACTGATCTCCAAGATACTTTGGCTGAGGTCTATGCGATGGATGCAGGCAATCCTTTCATCTCATGGGAAATTGGTTTAGACGGAGTGCAACGCGCTCTGATTACAATCAATGACCAATCTATTGAATTGACTAACACCCTTGCTCAAAACTCTTTGGCTATGGGATTACTTGGCGGAGCATCCTTTGCTCAGGCTTTATCAGGTGCGCGTTATGCTGCTCAAGCAGCAGCCCAAATGGGAGTAACTGGAAATCTTGGTGATTTACCACCTGTCACAACTACAACAACTACCACACCAACCGTAACCGCTGTTACAGTTAATGTTGCAGGTACTGTTACTGCTCAGGCAGATTTAGAAAAAGCCATTCAAGACGCAATCAATAGCTCTAATGCTTCAGGTACTTCTAACATCTTAGCTCCTAAGACTTGGCGAGGCGAAGTCTAGTGGCGTTACCAGCAACTATTGGCGTAACTATTAACTTTAGTGATGGCCCAACTTACGGCTATCCATTTACTATTGGATCATCTTTTTATGGCGTTCTTGGAGTCAATGAGCTTGCTGGTTCATCTAGTTCTACGCTTATTCAAGATTTCTCCTCCAAGACTACTCAAATTGCTATCCGTAGAGGTCGTGACTTATTCACCGACATTTACAATACAGGTCAGGCAACAGTCAAGATTCTTGATCCCGATGGGGATTTCAACCCTCAAAATACAGCCTCTCCTCTGTATGGCTTTATTAAGCCTTTACGCAAGATTCAAATAACTGCCACATATTCAGGCACTACTTATTACCTTTTCAGCGGCTATACCTCAGAATATCGATACACATATCCAACTGGTCAAGAAATTGGATATGTGACTGTTGCATCCTTTGATGCCTTTAAGATATTTAACCTAGCGCAGATTGGTACAGTAGCGGATTCAGGAGCAGGTCAAGATACTGGCACTAGGATCAATCGCATTCTGACTCAAATCGAATGGCCTAATTCTATGCGTACGATTGATACAGGAGAAACAATCTGTCAGGCAGACTCTGGCACAGCTCGTACTGCACTTCAGGCTTTACGCATTGCAGAGTTCAGCGAACTGGGAGCCTTTTATATTGATGTTTCAGGCAATGCGGTATTTAAGTCGCGCTATAACACTATTGAATCTATTGATGATACCCCTACGGTTTTTAACCAAACTGGTGGGATTCCCTACGCCAACCTTAAGTTCTCATTTGATGATAAGTTAATTATCAACTCAGCCAATATAACTCGTATGAATGGCACAACTCAGACTTTCACAAATACAGCCAGTGTAGATACTTACTTCTTGCATTCTGTGGCATCTAATAACCTACTCATGCAGACGGATGCAGATGCTATGGATCTTGCTACTGCTTATGTCAATAGTCGCAAGGACACCACTATTCGCATCGACTCTATGACCTTAGATTTATGTACCCCAAATTACTCAGCAGGGGTTACTGCTGGACTAAGCCTTGACTATTTTGATAATGTCACAATCTCAAATATCCAGCCAAATGGCGATACAATTACCAAGACCTTGCAGGTTCAGGGTGTCAGTCATGACATCACCCCTAACACTTGGTTTAGCACTTTTACCACGATGGAGCCAATTACCGATGGCTTCCTGATTGGAAACTCAGAATACGGTATATTAGGCGTTACAGCCTTAGGATGGTAAAGGAGCAATAATGGCAACAGGATTTCCAGCAGCAACGGGAGATGTCCTATCGGCAGCTATGTTTAACGGCTTGGTAGCCTTTACTCTTAATAGCCAGACTGGTACTACTTATACCCTTGCTTCTACAGATCAATATCAAGTGTTGGTAGTTACTTCCAATGCGTCAGCAAAAACAGTAAGCATCCCAACGGATGCTACTTATGCATTCCCAAATGGAACAGCAATTTCATTCCTTAATACAGGCGCTGGAGATTTGACAATTCAAGCTGCTTCTTCTGGAACTACAACTGTGACATCCGTTGGAGCAACTCCAGCAGCACCAAAGTTAGTTACATATAAATCAGCAGTAGCAATTAAGACAGCTACAAATGCTTGGACAATCGTTGGAGCAGTATCGTAATGATTGCAAATGTTTTAGCAGGTCAAGTCGGCGTACCCCTAGTGGGATTTGCTGTCAATTACCTTGTTCTTGCAGGTGGCGGTGGTGGTGGCGGTGCTGCATCTGGAGGTTACGGTGCGGGTGGCGGTGGAGCAGGTGGTATGCGTTGTACCGTTACTGGTACAGGTGGCAGCGGTAGTTTAGAGACTGCAATCTTTGCTAACTATTCAACTAACTACACAGTCACAGTTGGAGCAGGTGGCACTGGTGGTGTTGGTGGAACTGTTTCAAGTACCACTCTTGGCACAAATGGAAGCGACTCAGTCTTTTCTACCATTACCTCAGCAGGTGGTGGATATGCTGGTGTCGGTACTAATACTGCAAATGCAAAAGCTGCCAATTCAGGCGGTTCAGGCGGCGGTGGTGGCACTCAGGCATTATTAACTGGTGGAACAAATAGCCCTGCCAATCAGGGTTTTCCTGGTGGTAACGGTGATGCAGCAGGTTATGGTGGTGCAGGCGGTGGTGGCGCTGGTGGCATTGGTACAAACGCAACTGCAACCTCTGGAAGCAATTTTGCTGCTGGCGTAGGTAGAGCCTCCTCTATAACTGGTTCATCTGTTACTTATGGCACTGGTGGTATTGGTGCAACAAATGCTGGCCCAGGAGCAGCGGGAGCCGCTAACAAAGGTGAAGGCGGCGGTGGTGGAAACTCAGTTTTTGTTGGTGGAAGCCCTGCACAAAATGGTGGCCAAGGCGGTTCAGGTGTTGTGATTCTTAGATACCCAGCAGCTTTAACAATTACCATTGGTGCAGGTCTTACTGGATCAACAGCAACAGATGGAAGCTTCAAGGTTTCTACAATTACTGCTGGCACAGGAAATGTGAGTTGGGTATAATGGCACATTACGCATTCCTAGATGAGAATAACATTGTCACTGAAGTTATTGTTGGCATTGATGAAACAGAGCTTATTGAGGGATTAACCCCTGAGATTTGGTATGGAAACTTTAGAGGGCAAGTCTGCAAGCGAACTTCCTACAATGGGAGAATCCGCAAGAACTTTGCTGGTATTGGTATGCATTACGATGCGACTAGAGATGCTTTCATATCTCCTGAACCAATTAACGCTATTGGACTTGATGAAGAATCTTGCCAATGGATATTCCCAGAAGAAATTAGAGACCCAAATGAAGCTCCGATTATCTAAAGCTGCTATTCAATTAAGAGAGCAACTAGATGATTCCTTCCCAGATCGTGACAGGGCATCGGATGGTTGGGTCGGTGATACCCGACACGCTTCTCGTAAGTCTGATCATAATCCAGATGAGCAGGGCTGGGTTCGTGCCATTGACATTGACGCAGAGCTGTTCGGTGCAGGAGTCAAGCCGTATATCATGCCAGACCTTGCAGATCAGCTTCGAGTCAGTTGCAAGTCTAAGGCAGAAAAGCGCATCTCGTACATTATTTTTAACGGCAGGATTGCGTCTCCCGTCCTTAACTGGAAATGGCGTAAATACACAGGGGCTAACAAACACACTCACCACATGCATGTCAGCTTTAAGAAAGAAGCTGACTTACTGGGTGAGTTTTATTCGATACCTATGTTAGGCGGAAACTAATGAACATGAAGAACCCTCTTGTCCTTACTGCTGGAGCATTCCTATCAGCTTGGGCTGCTTCTAACTTTGCACTTGACTATCGCGCAGTTCTCTGGGCTGTACTAGCTGGTGTCTTTGGATATGCGACACCTAAAAAGTGACACAATCTGACTTCTTTACGCTGTACCTAGCAACACTGGCAATCATCGGTGGCCTGTCAGGTTATGTGATTACGCATCTCTTGTCTGAGATTAAAAGACTCAACACACGAGTCGATGAAATCTATAACATCTTACTAGACAGGTAACATTCTGCTATGGCAAGAAAAGCAAAAGCATTAGAGGAACAAGGTTACTCAAAGCTAGATGCTTACTGCATCGGATTGCATGAGTATTGGAAGTCATTGCGCAAGGCGGGTTTCGCTGAGGGTGTTGCGCTATTTATGATTACCGATACTCAGTCTTATCCTGCATGGATTCTGCCAGACCCAGTCGATCCGAATAGGTTCGGCGATTACGAAGATGAGGACGATGACTAAACGCCGATACTTGGTTATCTCGGATTTACAAATCCCATATCACCATGAGCAAGCTGTTAAGAATCTTATCAAGTTAGTAAAGCGGGAGAAGTTCGACCTTATCCTAAACACAGGCGATGAGCTAGATATGCAGAGCCAGTCTCGCTGGGCTCAAGGTACTAAGTTGGAGTGGGAAGGTACGCTAGATGCTGACAGAAGCCTTGCGCAAGATATTCTCTATGAACTCGGCACAACAGATGTCACTCGGAGCAATCACACAGACCGCCTATACCACACACTATTACGCGCACCTAGCCTCATCGGATTACCAGAACTGGAATACTCAAAGTTTATGGACTTCGCTGGACTCGGAATCCGCTTCCATAAAAGACCATTCGAGTTTCACAAGGGATGGG